CGCGCACCTCGGTTTCCTGGATCTTGGACTGAAGGCGCGCGTTACGCTCGGTCAGCTCGCGGACGCGCGCACGGAGTGACTCTACCTGTCCGTCCATGTTGGCCGTCTCGCATTCTGCCTCGACGAGACGGCGCACCTCGGCGCGGAGCGCGACGATCTCGTCGGCCGCCTCCTGAAGTACCTCGGGAGCCACGGAGTGACTGCGCCGGCGTGTTTCGGCAAGGCGTCGCAGCCTGTCAACGAGGTCGCTCATCCCCATCCTTCCTGCGGCGCATCGGCCGCAGTTGCGAGAGTGCGCGATGCAGTTCGGCGTTGCATCGGTCGCATGCCTCTGGCTTGCCGTGCGAATGCCGTGGCATGATGTCAAGGCCAGACTCGACCCATCGGTTGTCGCGCCAAATCACGACGGTATTTTCGCTCACTTGCCGTCCTCCTTGAAGCAATCCCAGCCCCGCAATGCTGCGTATTCGTGTGCGGTCTGCGCTCCTAGACAAACGCTTGGCCGCAGGAACGAAACCTCTCGCCTCGCCTCGTCGCGCTCGGCGGTGAGGTTGTCAATGGCGTTTGCGGCCTCGCGCAGTACGTCAGGATGCACGGAGTGACCGCGCCGGCGGGTATCGGCGAGACGTCGAAGCCGCGTGGCAAGGTCGTTCATCGCTTGCCTCCGACCGTCATCACCTGCGCCACCAGCGCGCCGTGTAGCTCCGCGAGCGAGTCGAACTCCAGCAGCACGTGATCCTCGCCATGCAGCATGGCGATCAGATGCTCCTCCTCGCTCATGTCCTGGCGAACCTTCGTGTAGGTTCCCGTGATCTCGCCGCTGCCGTCGACGTACATGTGCAGCTTCAGGCTCTCGCACCGGCAGTTGTCGTGGATGCCGCGATCCTCCATCCGGCGATCCCACTCCGCGAGCATCGCCATCACCGCAGGCATGCACGACCAGTCGGTCGCCGACGCCTCAAGCGTCCTCGTCCTCTCGGCTCTGCTTCGGCGGCTCATGCCCGACTCCGTGCCTGTTTGGCCGGCAATCGTGGCATCGGTCGCGGTCTTCCTCGACAGTCTCAAAAGCCTCGCCGCAGATGCGGCAAACTTGTAGGCGCGTGACAGGGGGCTTTCGCTCATTGCGTCGTCGCGGCATTCGCCGCCTCCTTGCTCTTGTGGCGCGAGCCGTTGACGATGCGGCACACCGCCGCCGGTGACACGTTGTATTTACGGGCGATGGCCGCCTGGGTCGCGCCTGCCGCGAACTCCGCGCGGATGGCGTCGACCGTCTCCTGCTTGATCTTGGTCACTCAACTTCCCTTTCGATGGCTCTGATGGTGTCGTTGACGATCCTGACCGCGAGCCGGCGGTCGATCTCCGTCCCCTCCTCCAGCGAGGAGGCAAGGCGCTTGAGGTTCGGGACATGGACGCGCATCGAGCGGAGCCGTCCGCGCAGCTGGGACAGCCGCAGGTTCCGCTCGTTGATGACCGTCTCGTACCAGTACGTCTGGTCAGCGGGGGCCATCACGGAGGTCGCTCCTCTCCCGCGAGACGCGGATGTCTTGATCTGCGCGAACAATGATGCGTACATGCCGATGTTCTTTCGCGTTCAAAGAGAGAACGGCGATGCGCCGGCCATCTGCATTTGTAAGGACGCAACCCTCATCCGGTCGCAGCTTGATGGCGAGAAATCCCTGTCCGCTGGTCGTGTCATCCATGACGATCTCCTTCGTGGTTCAAGTCCCCCGCCGGCGCAATTCCGGCTGTTCCGGCGGGGGTGGGGTCAACGCGACCCCGTTGTTCGTATGCGGCGATGCGCTCGCCGATCCATGCCATGCAGTTGCAGGCCATGCTGTTGCCGAGCGCCTTGTATCGCGGCCCGTCCGGGCATTCCTCGGCAGGCTTCTTGCGCCAGGGGATCAGCGTCCAATCATCAGGAAATCCCTGGAGTCTTTCGCATTCTCTAGCCGAGAGTCGGCGCACGGTCATGGCGTGCGCCACGGGCTGCGCGATCACCGGGTGGTTCATCTCATGGAACCCGGAGCTTCCTGCCGATGCGCGAAGAGCTGCCACGGCATCGTCCTGCTGCAAGCCAAGCGCGTCGTTCTGCCAGCGATAAACGGTCGGCTGCAACACCGCTCCGAGATTGTCCTTGTCCGGCATCCGCTGGCCGCCGCCTGCGTTCTGCTTCGTCAGCGTCCCGGCGCAGTCGCTTCCGTCCCACCAGCAACCGCCTCGAGCGCCGCCTTCAGCATCGGAGGCAGCGCCTTTCCGCGCCTTTCCGCTCGCCTCAAGATGCCGCTGCAAGCCTTCGCGGAGAGCGAGAACCTCGGCGGCAGCGGCCCCGTCTCCAGTACCTCGCTCAAGGAGGCGACCGACGACGAACACTCGCCGCCTGCGCTGCGGGACGGCTCGGGGCCATCCCCCCACTCGCACGTATTGAGCGTCCAGCACTCGGTAGGCGAACCCATACCCGAGTTCGCCCAGCGCCCCGAGGAAGGTGCCAAAGTCCCGTCCTCCGTTCGAGGACAGAACACCGGGGACATTTTCCCAGACAATCCATCGAGGTCGGAGCCGAGCAGCGATTGCCAGGTAGGTGAGCATGAGGCTCCCTCTGGGATCTGCGAGTCCGTGCCGAAGCCCCGCAACTGAATATGACTGACATGGCGTTCCGCCCACGAGAACATCAATTGATCCGGGTTGAAGGGGCCATTGCTCATACTTGGTCATGTCTCCGAAGTTCGGGACGTTGGGAAAGCGGTGTGCCAACACCGCCGCCGGGAACGGCTCAATCTCGCTGAAGCCAACTGGCGTCCAGCCGAGGTGATGCCACGCAACGCTCGCGGCTTCGATGCCGCTACACACGGACAGGTATCTCACTTGCGCCTCGCCTTCGGCCCGAGCGACTCAAGCTGCTCGCGGACGGGCTTGCCGTCCATCGCCTGGATCACCGCCTGCATCGGGAACGCGCTCGGCATGTTCTCGTTGGTGAGCGGCACGCCGTTCAGGTTCACGGACAGGATCGTCCAGTCCGACAGGCGGTAGCGGCGCAGCTTCGTGAGGCTGCCCCAGGTCGAGTGCAGCTCGTACTCCTCCTCGATCCAACGCGCCGACACGGTGAGCGTGATGTCGTTGGATGCGACGTAGTCGGCGATGTCGTTGCCGACATCGGAACTGAAGACGTCGAGCGTCTGCTCGATGTTGATGATGCGGTCGCTCATGCGAGCCTCCAGACTCGGAGAAGGTTTGAGTGGCTGGCGACGCGCGAACTTTTGACGAATCGCCCCGTCCACACCCATTCGCGGCCACGGAACACGCTGCCGGCGGCATTGCCAAGTTCTGCCGGGTCGTACCCGTTCACGACGAGTGCGGCCGCGACGTCGTCCATTGACACCTCGCCACGCTCACGGGCGACGAACCGCGCGCGCTCGCGTGCGACCTCGAGGATCGCCTCGCGGTTGTCGGCGGCGAGCGCCATGCCGGCGTCCTTGCGGCGTTCCGATTCTGCTGCGTCGAACAGGTTCATCGGCGCACCGCCCTCGGGTTGAGGATGCCGGGGTTCACGACGCGGTACCCGATGCCGGGTTCGTGTTCGATCTGCACGTTGCACCAATCACGGGCGCGGAGAACGATGTTCGACACCTGCCTCGGCGTGATGTTCCAGCGACGAGCGAGGTCGGCGCGCGTGAGCGGCTTGGCGTGCAGGACGGTGACCATCTCGAAGATGCGGTCGATGGTGACGGCGGTGTCGCTCTTCACAGGCGCACCTCCGTTCCGCCGTGCAGCGCGAGGAAAGCGTCCTCGGCCTGCGCGAGTTCCTCGACGACGGCGTCGAACGCCGGCGTGTTGTCGTAGTCGGCATGGTTGAACGCCTGATGCGCGCGAACCAGGCGGCTCGCGGACGGCGTGGCAAGCTGCTCGGCGGCGGTGAGCAGGACGTCGCGGTGTCGGTTGCGGATCACGGGGTTCTCGAGTCCACGGTTGACGGTCATCACCTGCATGGCTGTCTCCTCTGCTGTCCGTCAATGTCTGGCAACGTGCCGTTCATTGACAGGGGCAAGTTATGCAGTCGTATATCGGCTGTCAAGACGCAGACCTTCAAGAATCTTGAAGATTATTTTCCGAATCTCGGATACGCCGTAACCCGTGGTAGGGTCAGGCGGTGGGCAAGACCAGCAAGCCCGTGCGCCGCGCGAAGCCGAATGCCGGCACGGTCGCCGCGCCATCGTGGACGGTCACCCACCACGGGAAGAACATCCACATCGTCGACTGCGTCGGCGACAACTTCCGGTCGTGGGAGCAATGGATTCTCCTGCGCTCGGACGCGCACACCGACAACAAGAAGTGCGACCGCGACCTCGAGGAGAAGCACCTGCGCGAGGCCGTTGAGCGCGGCGCGATCATCTGCGATCTTGGAGATTGCCTCGATCTTATGCAGGGTTCCGCCGATAGGCGGCAATGCAAGTCGCAGCTCCGCAGTTCGCACGCCGCCGCCGCGTACTTCGACGCCGTTATCGACGAGGTCAGCGAACGCTATGCGCCCTACGCGCAGAACTGGGCGTTCATGGGCGCCGGCAATCACGAAACGGCCTGGCTCAAGCACCATGAGGTCTGCCCAACTACCCACCTCGTCCGCGCCATCAAGTCGCGCAACCCGCTCTCGCAGATCGGTGCCGGCGGTTACGGCGGCTGGTTCAAGCTGCGCGTCAGCGTCAACAACTGCAAGCTCACCTGGACGATGCGATACCACCACGGTTCTGGCGGCGGCGCACCGATGTCGATGGGCGTCCTTGACAGCCGGCGAATGATGTCGTGGCTCGAGGGCGTCGACTGCATCGCGGTCGGCCACAACCATCACTCCAACATCGTCGGCGTCGCTCGCGAGTACCTCGAGACGCGCAACGGCGTGTACGAGATCCGAAACCGCCATTGCGACTTCGTCCGCTGCGGCACCTACAAGCAGGATTGGGGCGACGGCTCGGGCGGGTGGATCGTCGAGAAGGGGCCGGGGCCGACGAGCCTGCGCGCAAAATGGATTCGGTTGTTCATACGATGGGAGACGGAGAACGACCAGCACGGCGGTCGCTCTCGAGGTCACCCGCGCATCGCGTGGGACATCATGGACGCACACTAGCCGTTTCAGAAGGACAGACATGCCGACGCCAGCAAAGGGCAAGCGATTCGTCAAGGTCGTGCGGAACCCGGAGACGGGACGCACGCGCAAGGTTTCCTACGGACAGGCCGGCAAGGCGAAGGGCGGCGGCGACCGCATCAAGCCCGGAACCGCGAAGGGCGACGCCTACTGCGCGCGCAGCTTCGCGCAGATGAAGGCTCACCCGGCTGCGGCGAAGAACCCGAACAGTCCGCTGCGACTGTCCCGCGCGAAGTGGAAGTGCAGCGGCAAGACCTCGAGAGGATGACCATCATGGCGAAGAAAGCAGCAAAGCGCGGCCTGTACGCGAACATCAACGCACGACGCAAGGCCGGCACCAGCAGGTCGAAGTCCAAGTCCACCGTCAGTCCCGCCGCGTTCGCGGCCATGCGTCGCGGCTTCAAGTGAGCCGACCATGCGCGTCCGACTCGGCGGCAGGTACTGGGAGCTGCGGTTCGTGCCGAACCTTCGCAACGACGGCGAGGTCGATTTCGGCATGAACCTGGAGTCGCGCATCATCCGCGTGCGGCTCGGGCAATCGGCCGAGGACATGCTCGACACGATTGTCCACGAAGCCCTGCACGCCTCGCGCCCGGAGCTTGACGAGGACGCGGTGACGAAGACCGCGAACGACGTCAGCCGGCTTCTGTATCGCCTGGGCTACAGGCGTCAGTCGAGCCAGTAGACCTCTTCACCACGGCGGTAGTGCCTGAAGTCCTCGGAACCCTTCGAGAACTTCGTGAAGTGCCTGTCGAGGTACTGCACGTGGTTGTTCGGGAGCAGCATGAACTGCCCGTCGCCGCGCTCGATGAGGTTCAGCGGCTTGTGTTCCTGCGGGTAGCGGCTGAACCCGTCCGACCAGTCGAACGTCAGCCCGGTGTGCCGGCCGGTGAATCCGTCGTTGCGGTTCACGCCCATGCACAGCAGCCCCTCGAGGTAGGTCAGATGCACGACCTCAAGGTGTTCGCCCATGCCGCCCCAGGGCTGGAGCGAGTCGATGCCGTTGCCAAACGTCATCAAGGTGGACATCAGATGCAGCGGCACGCCGCACCAGTTCGCGCCGCTCTCGAGCAGCACGTGCGCGAGCATTGCCTGTCCCGGCCGGCAGTACGCCGCGTGCCAGATGCCGCGCGTCGTTCCCTTCGGCATGTTCGGCCCGAGCGCCGAGTTGCAGACGTTGACGTACAGGTGATACGGGAGAGAAGCGTGGCGTGGCATCGTGCGCGTATACTACGCTCGCGAGGACGCGGGTCTGCGGCAGTCGACGCCAACCACCCGCACGGGCGCGCCCTGAAGGCCGCGAGGTACGCCGGCGCGACGATCACCCGTTGGGGTAGCAACAACCTTTCGCCGGGGACAGGCGGCGCGAAGCGCCGCTGTGTCCCATGTTGCACCGTGTTGCATGCGTGATGCAACCTCGCCGCATGGAGCGAAAGTGCTACAGATCCTCACAAATGTAGCGGGGCGATGAACTCAAGCGACCGGGCGTCGATGAGGAACGAACTTCGGGCGTTTCCGGATCGGTCATCCTCGCGCCGGCGGTAGCGGTGTTCGACCGCGCCGCTCGTCACCATGCTGGCAAGACGGCCGAACGGCGAGCGAAAGACGGCCGACAGCGGCTTGACATGAACATCACGCCACGACAGCATTTGCCAGTTGATCCAGAAGTACACGACGAGGTCTGGGTACAGCTCGCGGTATCGCTCGTAGTCCTTGCGGTTGAACGTCACGGTGAATCGTGGATTCATGCCGTACTTGCGAGCGGAGAAGAACGGCGTCGTCTGCGCCTTCAGGTCAGCGAGGCAGTCGTTGACGATGAGGTCGGGCGCGTAGACGTTCGTGGCCTTGTCCGGGTTGATTCGCGCGCGAAGCCCGATCCTCGCGCAGTTGTCAACGAACGCGACCTCGATCTGCTGCCCGTGCTTGCACCACCAGCGTTTGTCCTCGGTGTCGTGCATGTTTGATCCGCGACGAAACGCGCCCTGCGGCACGAAGCCAGCAGGGCGCGCATCCGGGGGCAAAGGTGGGAGCCGTCCGTGGCTACCCGTAGCGGCGCGCGGCGAACAGGAAACAATCCTGGGCATCTCGCCAACGCGCCGAACGAGATGGTATACTGATCGCAGAGCGGGTGCAACTGCTCAACATCCCAAAGGCCGGCGGTGGGGTAGGTGCGCTGCACCCGCTCCCTGCCCCACCCCGGTCGTTTCGAGGTATCGCATGGCAACGAACTATCCGTGGTTCCCCTTCTACGCAGCCGATTGGACGCTGTCGGTGATCGGGATGAACGCAACCCAGCGCGGGATCTACATCTCGCTGCTGGCCTACCAATGGGCGAACGGGCATGCACCCGCAATGCGCGAGCAATGCGCGCGCATAGCGGGCGCAGAGCAGATGCAGGACGCAGACTGGGACGCCGTGCGAGCGAAGTTTGCGCTCGTTGACAGCGACCGAATGGTGAACGCGCGGCTTGAGGAATGCCGTGGAATCTGTAAGTCCCGCTCCGACAACGCGAAACGCGCGGCGGCAGCGTCGTGGCAGAAGCGCGCGCAAAGCGCGAGCAATGCCGGAGCAGATGCTCCCGCAGATGCGGAGACAGATGCGACCGCAATGCGACCGCATATGCGCGAGCAAAGCGCGAGCAATGCTAGTCACAGTCATAGTCAGATACCAATCCCCCCTAAAGCCCCCCCTTCAAAGGGGGGGCAGCGCCTGCGGCGCAGGGATCTTGACAAGGCAGCAGCCGATCCGAACTGGATTCCGTTCTGACGAACCGAGCGAAGGGAACACCGATGACCGACGAAATCACCTGGCCGACCAACAAGCGACTCATGGCATCCCTGTGGCCGAAGTGGCGACCGACCGACGAGCAGGCCCGACTCCTGAACGACCGATGGGGACTGCTGCACCAGGACACCCTGCGAAAGTGCATCGAGGACAACGCCATGCAGTCGCGCCGAGAGCCGTCCGTGTCGGCGATCAACCGCGCGTACTGCAAGCTCACCGCCCCGCTCGTCGGCGCGTCGACGTCGACGCACGACACCGAGCGAACCCGGCGCGATGCCGCCTACGTGCAGCCGCTGACCGACGCCGAGGTCGCCGACTGGGAGGCGTGGGCAGAAGAAGTCCTCGCCACCGCGACGCCTGCGGAGATCGACGCCGTGCGCCAGCGCATGCCCGTGGGCGAGTCGCGCCGCGTCCTTGCGGTCGCCGTCGACTACTGCCGCAGAAATCCCGAGAGATGGCCCACCCCTCGGTAAACTGCGGTGCATGGGCAAGCGTCGACGAAAGCAGCCGGCATCCATTCTCCTCGCCGGCCTCGACGACTGCCTGCTCGGCAAGTTGTTCCCGCTCCCAAACGACGAGCATGGCGTCCCGGTCGCCGTCTACAGCGGGGACATGATCGCCGCCCGTCTGCGAGACGACGAGAACATGTCAATGCCCGACGCACGTGCGTTCGTGACGGACAACATCGAGCAGAACTTCCTCGGCCCAGGCACCGCTCGCGTGGTATGGGCGGCAACAAGCGAAGATTTCGGGCAGCTCGTCGACCCCGATTGATATGCTCCCGCATATGCATATCCGTTCGTATGACGATTTCAAGACGGCGGTGACCGAGGAGGTCGCCTCCCAGGGCATGACCCGCAGCGGACTCGCCCGTCAGCTCGAGGCCGCCGGCCTACTCCGCGCACACACCGTCCGATGCCTGCTCGGTTCTCCCGGCACCGTCATCGGTCGCCGAAAGCCGGCGTTCGACTCGGTGTTGACAATCGCCAACGCCGCCGGATTCGACCTCGTCCTCCAGCGCAGGAGCTAACCCATTGCCAAGCAAGTCAACAAAGCAACGTCGATTCATGGCAGCGGCCGCCCACAGCAGCGCCTTCGCCAAGCGCGCGGGAATCTCCCAGAAGGTCGCCCGAGAGTTCAACCGTGCCGACACCCGCCGGAAGGCACGGAAGCGATCCTGATGCCTTCTAGCCCCCCTGCTGGGCAAACCAAGATGGTCGCCGTGAACGAGAACGGCAGACGAATCGGGGAGGGACACCACAATGCCACGATCACGGACGAAACCGTCAACGCCATCCGCGAACTCCACGAAGACCACGGCATCGGGTACCGACGCCTCGCAAGGCAGTTCGGACTCCACATCGAAACCGTCAAGAAAATCTGCCGCTACCAGCGCAGGGCAGCAACCCCCAAAGCGTGGAAGCGCGTGGAGCAGGGAAGACCGAACGCGCCTGCTTGACGAACTGGTCGCGTGGATCGGGGAAGGCAAGCCCCTGCGCGAGTGGTGCAGGCAGGAAGGAAAGCCGCACTTCACAGTCATTTACGATTGGATGGACGAGTACGAGGACATCAACCTACGCATCGCGCGCGCGCGCGAGGATGGACACGACGCGCTGGCCGAGCAATGCCAGGTGCTGTCGGACACCCAGCCCCGCGATGCCGTTGAGGTGCAATGGCGCAAGCTCCAGATTGAGACGCGCCTCAAGCTGCTCGCGAAGTGGAACCCGCGCAAGTACGGCGACCGGGTCGGCGTCGACCACGCCGGCGGCGTCAGCATCGTCCTGAGAACCAACGTCCCCGATGCCGCAGACGGACATTGAACTCACGTATGCGCCTCGAGCGTGGCAGCGCGAGTGCCACCTCCTGAAGCGGCGGTTCACCGTCCTGGTGCTGCACCGCCGCGCCGGCAAGACCGAGCTGGCGATCATGGAACTCATCAACCGCGCTGTCAAGTGCAGCCGGGAACTGGGGTTCTTCGTGTACGTCGCGCCATTCCTGAAGCAGGCGAAGGCCATCGCGTGGGCGCGACTGAAGGACAAGCTCGGCCCCCTGCGCGCGACCGGGGCGGTCGATGTCAACGAGGTTGATCTCGCCGTGACGTTCAAGCACAACGGCGCGACGATCCGCCTGTTTGGCGGCGACAACCCCGACGCCCTGCGCGGCATCCGCCTCGACGGTGCGGTCATTGACGAGGTCGCCCAGATCAAGCCCGAGGTATGGACGGAGATCGTGCAGCCTGCGCTCGCCGACCGCAAGGGGTGGGCGCTGTTCATCGGCACACCCGCCGGCATGAACCTGTTCGCCGAGCTGTACTACAAGGCCGGGAACCTCGAGGACTGGGTCGCCAAGAGATACACCGTCAACGACACCGACGCGCTCGACCCCGACGAGGTCGCTCGCCTGAAGCGCGACATGTCGCCGGAGGCGTTCTCCCGCGAGTTCCTGTGCGATTTCAGCGCGGCAGGCGACGACCAGCTCATATCGCTCGCCGACGCAGAGGCCGCGTCCGAGCGCGAGTACCCGGACGGCGACGTCATCGACTCCCCGCTGGTGATCGGCGTCGATCCGGCCCGGTTCGGCGATGACCGCAGCGTCATCATGCTGCGGCAGGGGCTGCGCGCCGAGGAGCCGATCATCCGCCACGGCATTGACAACATGAGCCTCGCGAGCCTGGTCGCCAACGTCATCGAGGATCGCGATCCGGACGCGGTGTTCATCGACGCAGGCGCAGGTGCCGGCGTGATCGACCGCCTTCGGCAGCTCGGCTACGACGTCACCGAGGTCGCGTTCGGCGGCAAGGCGACCTACCCGAACCTGTTCGTCAACAAGCGCGCCGAGATGTGGTGGGCTGTCAAGGAGTGGCTCGAGGCAGGCGGGTCGATCCCCGACGAGTCGACGCTGAAGGTCGAGCTGTCGACGCCGACCTACTCCTACGACACGGTCGGACGCCGCGTCCTCGAGTCGAAGGACGAGATCAAGAAGCGACTGCAAGGCGGCGGCTCGCCCGACATCGCCGACGCGCTCGCGCTCACGTTCTCGTTTGCCGTCAGCAAGCAGCTCCCGCGCGAGGTGCGCGACCGCATCACGAAGCGCGGCAGCGACTACGACCCCTACGAACGGGAACCGTAATCGCATCATGGAGGAATAGAGTCATGGTCAGGCAGGCAACCGAACA